GGCACCGTCCGCAAGGATGCTGACGGTCTTGCCCTCAAGGTGCGTCAGGCCGCCCACCGTATCACGTGCGAACGACCATACGGCCGTCGCCACGCCACGCAGAGCCACGGGCAGCACGAGATCAGTTCGTGCCGTCGCCACCGTGGTGGAGGTCGTGGACAGGATCGTCAGGCGGTACGTGTTCCCGTTCGCGTCGGTCAGGACGATGGCGTCGCCCACGTCCGTGGTGGCAGGGAACTGGAAGATGGGGCTGCTCGCCGTGATCGTCAGCACGTCGGCCGGCCCCCAGGTCGTGCCGCCCGTCACCGTGACCGTGGTCGCAGTCGTATTCGTGCCGTCGTAGGTTAGGCCGCAGTCAACGAAGAAGCAGTCTTCGATGTCGCCGATCTGCCGGCTAGCGAAACGCTCGACGTAACGCTTGGTCACGCCACCGATGGTGCGCTTGACCACCACGTACAGGCGGTCCTCGGCGCCCTCGGCGACCGCAGCGCAGCTCTCAAATGAACCGTCCGTGACGTGCTGGTGCCACGCCCCGACCTGTTGTTCGGGGATGTATGTCAGGCCAAGCATGCTGCCAGTGCTTGAGATGAACCACAGCAACGGCTGCGGTGCCTTGCTGTAACACATGTCAGTGATGTCGAAGTTGTCGAACAGGTGCGTGGATCGCAGCGACAGGTCGCCAGTCACGAAACCGCTTGCCTGCCACGAATAGCCAAGCTCGCGCACGTGGCCGTCACGCGCAGAGCAGTACACCACCGTGTTGTTCACGATGGACGGCTGCACGTTGTTCGCACCGACATATGACTGCGGACGCACCGAGATGGTGGTCGGAGTGATCGTGTCGCTGTTGACCGGGCTGATGCGCCACTCGGCTGCGCTCGTAAGAGCAAGGAGCTGCGTCAGTGGGACGATGTGTCGGATCGTGTTGGCCTCGCGTGCTGCCACGCGAAATGCGATGCGGTCGGTGTCCTGAATCGGAATGTGGTACGAGATGTCGCTCTCAGTTCCCGTACGCGTCATCCACATCGTCTGCGGAGCGTTCGTTGTGCCGGCAAACACGCGTCGCTGCTCGAAATAACTGACCGCACCAGGGTAGTTCCCAGCCGATGCGAACACCGTGTCAATGATGGGCGGTGTGATGCCCATATCGGGACCGATATTGTTGTCCGTGAACGTGGTCAGATCCGTCTGCCCAATCAATCCGTACAGGCCGTTCTGGCGCTTGTAGATGTTGTAGCGCGCCGCGCCAGTGACCGATGACCAGGTGATCGTGTTGCTTGAACCAGCCGCATTCAGGTTGTTGTTCGCAGTAGCTGCCGAACTTGGTTCGCTTTCGTCAATACCGTTCGGAGCTACCGTTGTCACCACGTAATAGCTTGTGAAGTCAAGCGACTTGTCACCAAACTGGACATACCCGCCGGATGACCACGTTCCGTAGGTTGTCGTATCAAGTTCAATTCCGCTGCTGTATGTGCGGACGCGGAACTTGTCTCCGGCGCTTACGCCAGAAACGATGTAGTAGTCATTGGGAAACGGGTTCGTCCATGTTCCGCCGTCAAGATACACCGGATCGCCAACAGCAAGCCCGTGCGGAGCTGAGGCGTGCGCGACACCTGGATTCGCACTCGTGAACCCGATGATGTTTAGTGCCTCTCCACGGTTAGCGGTAACACTCAACCCGGTAGGCGCCGTAACAGTTGAAGCGAACGAGATCGTGGTCAGTGTCCACGTCGTCGATCCAAGCCGGCGCAGCTCGCGTGGCGCGTAGTTCGGATGTACGAGCGTCAGCACGTCGGCCGACTGCACGTAGTGGATGTCGAATAGGTCAGCCTCGGCGTAGGGATTCGGGATCTCGTAGATCCCCGCCGGCAGCGGATACCAGTACGTTGCGTTCGGAGGCGTCTGATTGACTGCCTGAAGAATGCAGTAGTAGTTCACTCCTCCAGAAGAGACGAGTGCTCCGACCGCATAGACCTGGTTGGATGTGATCGTTCCGCTGCCAGCAGTCGTGATGTCGATTGCAGACCCGGTCGCGGTCAGGGACAACTGGTAAGTATTTGCCGCAGCATTGATAACGTAGTACGTGGTAGCGGCTACAAGCGGTGCGGGCAACGTGGTTGTCGCCGACACCTGCACTGGCGTTCCGTTTGCGTATCCGTGCGCGTTGCTTGTAAACGTCTCCGTCCCGGTATTGACGGCAGTGATGGTCTTTGTCGTTGAATAAGCCGCTGGCGTACCAGGCCCAAGCGTCGCGCCCTGCGTGTGGAACCGGAAGTACCCCGCGCCAAGCTCGAGCACCAGCGTTTGCGTGGTGCTGAACGTGAACGGGATCAGACGCGTGCGCTTCGTGCTGTCCTTCACCTCGCGCACGAATGCCGTGCCAGGACGGTTCTCTGCCGGACCCTGCGGAAGCGCAATGAAGTTGAGCAACTTCGCTGCGCCAGTCTGGAACTTCACGTCATCAATCCGGCCCCACATTTCCGGCGACACTTCGCCGCCAGCAAATGACCGCGTGTAGGTTCGGGTAAGCGCCATGTCAGCGTCCAGAGATCCAGGAGGTGATGTGACCGGGCTTCACGTCGCGCTGGCTTGCGTCGGATGCGCGTGCCTGTCCGAGGTAGATGGCGACCATCTGCAGGCATCGCTGCCCCTGACGTGCGCCTTCTTCACCCTTGACGACCGGGCCGGCAAGGAACGACGCGAGCTGCCACGACAATGCGATGGTGAACAGCGGGTCGAACTTGGTCGGGTCGCTCACAAGCGCCTGATAGCGCAGGAGCGCGGTTTCCTGGTTCGTATAGATGATCTTGTTCCCGAGCGTGTCCGTCTCAATCACGTATTCCTGCGGCACGTACACGCCGGCAGTCGTAATGGGCGGGTTTGTCCATCCGAAACCGTAGCGGTCTGCGGGATACGCACGCACCGTGTAATCGTTCTCTGCCTCTGGCGGCAGCACAGCCACGGCGGTCATCATGTCGCCAGGGCATGCGTATGCGTATTTCCACATGGTGTACGGCATCGTCACCTGCGCGAGGCTGACGCGCCGCGATGCGAACGACCACGTATGCATCTGGAGAAGCATGTCACGTGCGACCGGGTAGAACCGGGCGCAGTGCTCTGCCTGTGCTGATCCCTCCGGCGGATCAATGCTTGCGACGGTGGCGTCGTCGCCGAGGTGCGCGAGGGCGAGGTTGCATATCTCGACGACCGATGCCATACGTGCCTCCCGTAGGAAGGGAGGGGCGCCGTGGTTTCCCGCCGACGCCCCTCCCTGTTCACTAACTCGTTACAAGCTCACTCCGTGCCTGCGGACTCAGCCACCTTGCCCTTGCGGAGACGGCGCTGCGGTGCATCGGAAACGGTCGGTTCGGTTTCCGCGGCCACCTCCTCGATGTACTCGAGGTGGTGGTTGCGCGGTCCCTTGTATTCGAACACGTCTCCGGGATGGCGCAGCCCGTTGTCCACGAAGCAGAGAATCTTGGCCTTGACCTTCGGCATGGATAGCTCCTATCAGGCGACCGTGAAGCCAGAAGCGTAGAACTTCTTGCCGTCCTGGTAGTTCAGGACGATGTCGGCAGAGATGACGCCAGAGCCGCTGCCGGCAGAGGTCACCACGTTCGCGCCGAGGTAACGCTTCTGCGCGGTGGTCAGGAGCTGCGAGCCAATCGGGATCACGACCTGCGTGCCAACCGCGATGGCCGTCGAAGGGCTGTATTCGCCGATGATCACCACGTTGGTGTCAAGGCCAGTGTCATCCGCCAAAACGACCTGATAGGTCGGGTCGGTGCTGGCGGCGAGAGCCGTGGTCACCGTGAACACAACGTAGAGCGTCGTGCCTTCCGAGATTTCCACGTTCTGGTTTCCCTGTGCGACGGTGTACAGCGAACCGCTTGCGGTTGCGGTGTACGCGGTGTTGTTGCGGAGATCCACGACATCGGGGAAGTCGTAGGTTCCGGTTGCGGTCAGCGTGACGCTGCCGAGGCGAAGGTTGTTGTCAAGAATCATTGTGTGTCCTTTCTGCTTTACCTATTAGGTAAGGCGGGCTTCTGCGTTGATGAGGGCATCGACACGGCGGCACGGAACGCCGAGGAACGACAGCCACGAGTAGGGGGTACCGAACT